TTGCCACAGGACGTGAAACCTGGTATATATTGGTGGAAACTTGGCTCTGGAACCGTTAATCCTTTTTCGGTCGCTGCCAATTCCTAGTGTTTACTAAAGGAATGCGCCTCGTCGAGACATGTCTTGAACTGAACCGATTTTGGTACCCTTCAAAAAACTTTTTTAGAGATTGTTGTTAGCAACTATAATCCCCTTACCTGTTATAGCAGATTCATGACTAACATGCAGGTGTGCATACGTAGATACCATCTAAGACTCTTCTGCACCGTAAGCGGTTCCCCGAGCTTGTCTGTGCCCGTTGGTTGCCCTTGGCGCCGACCGAAAGTGTTGATTTTCAAAAAAGGATTAGCATTTGTTCAGCCCGCCAATCACTAACGGTTGACTAACGGAAGCGACCGAAGTCGGTTGCCAAAGACCGTTGGGGACCGAAACTGGTTGTAAAATTGGCGCGCAAACGGTTGGTGCGCGCCAGCTTTTATATTGTGTCTGGCAGAGACCGCTCTCTTTACTCATAGGGTGCGGTGGGCTAATAGAATACACAAAGTCAAAGTCATCATTTATTTATTTGCTCTGCGCCTACGTTTGTTGGTATTTGGGGCAGGGGAGGAGGCAGCCTTTCTTTTACTGGGGGGTCTAGCCCCTCGAAGAAATAAAAACCTCCTGCCAAGAGGGTACTGTGACAGGTCCTGGGAAAGTTTGTCCGTAAAGTCCACAGTCCAAAATGTCAGGTTTTCATAGGGATCTTTCACCTCCGGTTTCTGAGCCTGGTCCGGACATTTTGTGGCGAAGGAGTGAATGTACCTATAGGTCTCCCACAGAACTCCGTCAGGGGCTGTTGGTATGCCAAGATTCCAGTTGTCCAAAATGCTGGGGTCCATTTGATGAAGTAAGGTCACAGTCTCTGGGTTGAGGTCTACAATACATGCTTCTACTATAAACTGCACGTCAAATTCTTCCGCATGTCTGAGAAACTCTACATAATTGGCGTCTTTGTAAGGCTCTCTGTCCCCGTCCATCACAGAAATATTGAAATTGGTTCCACGTGTGGTGTCTCCAACAGTGAGGAAAGCTAGATTATTCCATAGTACACCGTTGTTGTGTCCCTGAGACTGCCTAACCCAGTATGGCTTATTAAAGAGCTGATATTGGAGGAGACCATAGAGCCACTTGGGGGTACCCCAGAAGCTTACTGTGCCAGTTGGAGACCCTGTTGGGGCTACATACAAAGACTTCGGGACCTCCTCCCCTATTTTGCCACCTCTGCTGTAGTAGTGACGAAGATAAATTTGCTCATGCTTGGCACAGAAAAACATATGGTCCCCGTAGGACTCCTGGGCCATTCTGATGAAATCTGGGTACTTGCAAATGGACTGACATATGTCTATTGGGGCGTCTCCCTTGTTTTCCTGCAGTGTAATGAAGTCCAGGTTTCCAAACCCTGTGTCCATCATGGTCCCATCCTCAATTACTGTGGACTTCAGCTCTATGGCAGGACATTTGTCAGGATCCCTATTATCCTCTGCACACTTTCTGGCTACCCCCCAATGTTCGCCCCATGGTGGCCTACAGCCTAAAATTAATACCTGCATTTGTTTTGGCTCTAAGCCCATGTTTACCCTTGAGTCTTTGTCTCGTGTTGCAGGGTCTGTACCCTGGCGCCCTAGGTTTTCAACGTCATCTAACTTATTAAGCAGTAAATGTCCAGTCACCCCCACTCCATGTGGCTGTCCTCGATCAACCTGAATGCCCCGGACCTTCCAGACGAGTCTTTGCTTGTCTGGGTCGAAAACTTTTTGTTCTGAAAACACAAACTTATTTGGGTCTGGAAACACGACTTTAAAAACTCTGTACTGGGAAGCAGACACCTTGGGTATTTTAATACTGCCATCTTCTCGTAGTGTCTCATAAAATGGGTGGCCTACACAAAGTAGCCGGCTGCTAGACGCGTGAAATACAAGTCCAGTTCCTCTCACATATTCGTCCGTACTCAAAATTCTCGTCACAGAAGTTTGGGAAACGTAAAAGGATTTGCCATTTGGTAGCCAGACAGCCATCTGCAAAATTAATGAAAATGCTTTTTTCTTTTTTTGTTAGTGAGAAGGCTGGGGTCAATCCAATACCCAGACCCTCCGTCACCGTCCACTACCCAAGGAGGAGATACAGGGCTATCTGTGGGAGGAACACTGTCACCTGCAATACTTGGCCCTCCAAAGTCTACTATGACCTCACCAATAGGCCCTGGCCAACTAGCTCTAGGAATTGGTAGTGTGGGAGGCGGCCTACGCCGTGTCCCACCAAGCACTAACTGCAAGTCCTCCCCTACATTTTCCGGGGCATCTAATAACTCACTTTCACTGTAAAGACTCTGGAGCTCTATCTCCTCCCCCCCAGCAATGGTACTGTGCACTCCTACTATCGTGTCAGAGCTGCTGCTTACGCCTAAGTCGCTTGGTGGAGAGGTGATGCTACTGACATCTGTAAAATAATGCTTTTGAGGGCCAAACACAAGGCCACTACGTGTCTGTACACTGCTTTCTTGCCCAATGCGGCTCACCCTCACCCTTCCTTCACGGCCCTGACTGTAATATGGCCGGCTTAAGTACCGTAAACTTTGGAAGTCAGACTCAGGAGCTGGGACAAGGTCCTCCAGGTCAACATCAAAGTCAAGAGAAGTGTCAACAGGCCTAACATCGCCACCATGAACTACCAAGTCTTCTGGGTGAGACAAGAACACTTTATTCTGCACTTGCACCTGCTGGTACCTTCTGTTGTACACACTGACCTTTGGCCCTTTGAACCTGTTTGTCGACTGCACGCCAGTCTTGGGTGTGCTGCTCTGCAGCCCTGAGCTGTCCACTACTGTCTCATTAAATCTACCCTCTGCATCACCCTCAAATTGTCCTACAAAAGAATGCAGTTCTATGGCCTCTGCCCCTTCTGCTGTGCCAGTAGTTGCGCCCACAAATGTGCCTGTAGGTACAGTGTGGTCAATGGAAACTGCCCGAGATGTGACCACCCCCTGTGACATGTCGAAACTGTCCTCAAACACTGGGTTCCTGTGTGTAGACTCAGACACTGTGACGTCTCTTGTGGGAGGAACTAAGGACACATCTGTTGACCCAGGAACTGTGGGACCTGAGGTCACAGTGGGGCCCAAGTCTGATGCCCCTGAGTCCACTTCTACTGGCAGGCCCCCTACATCGTCTATCAAAGGGACAATGCTGTCTGCTGTTGCATCCACAATCCCTGCGTCTACTATGGCAGGGATGGTTTCTGCAGGCCCAACAGGTGGTTTTACTGGACCAAATGGTATTGCAGGCCTACCTGCTGGCCTGTTCCCCAGTGGCAAGTACCCGAGCCTGCCCCCTGCCCCTGTACCCGTGCCTATGCCAAGGCCCCCAAAGTATGTCAGCCCAGACCCATACTGAAGAATGCGATCTGCTATTGTAGTGCCTTCAACTTTATTGATTACATCAGGGGGGCATGTGCCCCAGGGTTTGCAATGCCGGTATATGTTTTCTGCTGTGTCTCTTTTGCGACGGCGCAAAGGAGCCATGTTAATACTGTTAGTTGTGTGCTATAAGCCAGAAATACGACCCCACGTGTAAGTTATGTTAGGAGGAAAGGGCACAAGTTGCAGGAATTCTTGCCTCTGACTTGTGCTTTGAAATGCAACTGTGACTCGGGAATCTGAGGAATCACCGCGGACCCATGACCAGCATTTTGAAATGTTCATGCAGAGATCGCTATAGTTTCGTAAGACCCTATACCTGTGGCACTTAAGCGAGTTAGCTGGACCGTGCAAGAATAGCAGGGGAATGTCGGAGCCTGGATGCGATGGGAGATGAGCGGGAAGGCGCCGCTGTCGTCGCTGGACACCTAAGCCTTCAGGTCGAGGTCCGAATCTTCCCCGCTGGGCTTCTTCCTGGGCTTCGACTTGTCGTCCCTGGCCTTGTCGGTATGGCTCATCGGGGAGCGGTCTCTCTTGGACTTCTTCGGGTGCGGGTTGCTGTCGTCCGTCGGGGAGTGACCGTTGGAGGGCGGTGGTACAGGTGGGCAGCTCTCCACACTCTCTCCGTCGCTGTCGCTGTCTCCCCCTCCCACTCCGTGGAGAATGACGCTGACTTTGTCGCCCGTTGGATTCTCCTTGTCTTTCTCCTTCTTCTGTTCCCCGAAGTTGACGGTCACAGTCACGCTGACCGACACATTCGCTGGTGGTTGAGCTAACAGAATCAACAGGAGAAAAAGTCACATTTTGATAGACCACTTCCCACACACCGTGCTTCCCATACTTTGCGGCCTCTGTCGCAAAGTCCACGTAAAATTTCTTACATGAGTCTCTCCAGTAATACAGGCCCTTGTGCTCAACGAGTCCAGTGGCCACGTGCCAACCGTCCTCCGTTTCATAGTAAATCCTATCCCAGTTAACATACTGCATTTCATTCTGCTGTTCGCCATCAAAAATGACTCTGACTGTGGACCCCTGCTTTTTAAAACACTGCTCAGGGGGTGTATTCCACAGCTCCTGACTTGTGTCACTCAAAGTCCATGGCTCCTTTGCAAAGGGAGACTGCTGAAGAGAGGAGAGCACCATGGCCATTTCTATGGCTTTTTTAGCCTTCTCCTTGCACAATGCCATCGGAAGAATGGGATGCATTCCGACAGTCAGCAGACCCTTGCGCGCATAGTACTGAGTGACATAGTCTTTCCGTAGCGCATTCCAGTGGTCTATCTGGGCCTGTAGGTCTGCACTGTCCTTCTCTATAAAGCTAAGCATCTCGTCCTGCAGCTCGTCTAAACGGGCTTTTAGCTTCTCCATCGCTCTCCTCTTCTTGGTCGCTTAAGTCCAGATGAGACCAAAGCCTGAGAAAAAAAGCCTTCCAATTAACTTCATTTAGGACATACAAGGGGTGCCCCTGCTCGTCAACAGGGAACTTGTTCGCAAAGGTAAACAGTGACAGTCTACTACGCAAATATTTCCACTTGTCTTCTTGATGAAGGTCACAGTTAGTACTGATAAACAGTGGTGGACATACTATCTGCTGATGGTTCCTATGCTTTAGGTCTAAAGAGATCTCAGTCCCATCTAATGCATTACGCATAAATGTATCTAGGTAATCCCAGCACTGAGCAGTGGCGTCATCAATCAGCGCCACCTTACTGCAGGCTAGAGGAGAGATCCAAAAATGGCTTCTATAGTCGACAAAGCTGAGCACTGCACCTTGCATGAATCTCATTAAAGACAGTAGAAAACTAGATTTACCAGTATCAGAGGGTCCAGCTATCACTAAGCAGGTTTTTTTGGGTACCTTCTTCAAACAAGCCTTCAAACTGCTGATAAAAACTGGCATCTCCACTGATTGATAACGAAGAAAATTGACTATGTCCTTCCAGCTCCCCCCTTCCCCAAACTTCTTAGCTCTCCTGTGTATCCAGGCAGACATAGACATCCCTCTCATCTCTGCTGTCCTATACATCCTCACCATTGCGATACAATCCTTTACATGTTTTGGCTGATTATTACTATTTAGAAAAGCTGCAGCATTACTGTCTTCATTACAAAGCTTAGCATACTCATACGCTGCAGTAGCTTCATCAGTTATCTCATTGTCCCATGCCCACTGTACCATAGTGGTCAACGAAAAGGTTACTTCATCTTTTGATTGGTGAGTGACCAATATTTGCTTTTTCAGCCACTCAGGCATTTCTCCATACGTTGTGCATGTTCCAGTAAAGCCTCTTCTGAACCAAAAGCAGGCAGTCACTGGACTACGTAGTTTAGGCGGGCTGCTGAGAATTAGAGACTCATCAACTTGCAATAGCGTTTTCATCAGCTTTTGCACAGTTGCTCTACATTTATTTACCTTATAGCTAGCAAGAATCAAAGCCACAGTACCCTTCTCAGAGACCAGGCGCGACATATTGTAGTATGTAACCAGTGGCCTGAGCCCTTGCTTACAAGCTTCATAAACTTCCTCGTTTACCCCAAACACTGCCGAAACCCAGTGACCTGCACAGGTTTGATCACTTTTGAAATGTCTAGTAAGCTCAGAGAAGCCCACTCCCACCACCTCTTTAAACAGCCCCAATTGCGCCGCACGGCGGTTGTTACTTCTTAACAGGTTCTCAGCCAACAAGCATTGAGGATCCTCCCTCCTCCCCAATGGCGGGCTCTGTAAATCGGCCGCCTCCGACACAGTCACCTGTATCCCCGCTTCATCAACAATCTCAGCTTCATTTTCTGTGGCCAGGTCTATTCCACTGTCATCTGGGTGAAACAACCGCCTTTTAGGTGGGTGCTTTTCAGGAGTAATATGAATCTCTCGAAAGCTGGGACTCAGGTCACAATCTAATTTCTTTTTTGGGCTGCCCGCAAACTTTCGTTTTAGCAGACACAAGTTCCGCTCATGGTGCTCTCTCTCTTGCTGCTGATACAATTGGAGGGAATTTTCCTGGCACTGCTCAGAGTTGTCAATTAGCTCCGAAACTTCAGACTCTGCGCTTAGCTCCAATTCATCATCACTGCCATCACTACATTCAGCCTCACGCAACAGAAACCATTCTCCCGAAGTACCTTTATTCTCCATGGTGCTGGTCGTTAGTCGCCACAAGGCAAGCACAGAATCTGTAGATCACCGAGAAGCAGCGATTCGAACGCGCGCCTGGACTCTGCAGACGCACAGATATTTAGTTTGAGCCGGTGCCTGCACCTGCCGCACACTGTATATACCGTATACTGTGCTCCTTGCTCCTCCTCTTCCTCCAATTGTTCCTCACAGAACAGACTGACTGGCTCCGGCAGCTCATGCAATACTACATCAGGAAGAGTGGGCTGCTGACCACGCATCACCACAAATTTGGCAGACGGTTTTCAGCCTGTTCCTAACTACAAAAAAATCACTGCTTCTCCACAGCACAGAAAGCTTATCTCCTAAACTACAGCGACGAAGGCAGGTCACACACCTTACATCCAGCTGCAGCAAACTTAGACCTGTTATTTGCTCGACCCAGGCTGCAGGAATCAATCCTTGAAAGTATCTGTAGGCCTCAAGCATGCCCGCATAGTTACAGCATCGTATGCAGCATGCATATGGAAAGCCAAATCTCCAAAGTAAAGTCAAAGGAGCAGTATCGAAATGAATGACGTCTGCAGCAGTCAAGAAATCCCCGCAGAAAATGCAGGGTAATAGTAAATGAGAGTCTGCAAAGTTACTATGAGCAGCTAACTGTGCTATTGTCTTAGGGTACCCCTCCAT